GGACTCGACTAGAAAGCTAATGACTAGTCACAATCCTATGATGAAATACAATCCCCCCGAGAATCAAGGAGGCGAACCAGCTAGTGGTCCGTCGGCGCATCTTCAGTCAAAGACTGATGCCTATATGTTGCCGTGGGACTCGCCCTACAAGGCTGTTTCTAACTTTTTAGATTATATGATAATCTCTCGCTTAACTGATGAGTCGAACTTACAAGTTTAATTCCCGACCGGTAAAATACCGGTTTTAAGGGCCACTTGTTAATCGAAACGGTTCATTAATCGAGGGATACGAATCACAATCACTATGGGGCAGTATGCTATGACCTGTTGGGTACAGGATCTACGCGTTCGCTCCATTACCGATCTATAGATTGTGTTAAGTGGATAGACCGGGCGACCGCTTGATTACAAAGCTTCCCCATAGTCCACACTTCGTTATTTTAAAATCATTATAATTCTAAAAAGCTCCCAATTCTCCGTAGAGAGGTCCAATTCTCACCGAGGGAGCCACCTGATCTTGTGGCTACCTAGCGCGGACTTCACTGGTTTGATATCTTCTTTCTCCTCCAAAGGTAGAATGAGATAATCAACCGAGGACTTTTGCCTTTTCCAAATATGATAATTATGGAAAGGCTCACTTTCTCCTCTAAAGGTCTGCATCTTTGGGAACAAGTTTCCAAAATGCTCCATACCTTCCTTGATCGATTGATCAAGATCTGTCTTATACACTGATTTCAGGAAAGGACGACGATATATTTTGGGATGAGATAAAAATCCCAACCCATCGTCCTTCAAGCCCAAGCCACCTAATCTCTCCGGTGCGAAAACGTTTAATTCTGGATATAGTTTAGTAATATACTGACTATGTTTCCAAAATAAACGATTTGCCGCGGGGAGCAGTGCTGGCGCAAGGCTATCAAGAACCGTTGATTGAATCTTCGGCATTACCTTGATCCTACTGTGCAAATCAGTCAGATCGATCTCAGTCTTCCAACCACCAGCTGTGGTTTGGAACCCGGTCCTGAACACTCGAACAGTGTCCATGCTACAATCCTGTTTCTTACGATTAGTTAGAAGCCCAAAATTTACATAATGGATCTTCCTCATTGTTCCGAAACTCTTTCCACTCGCGAAGTCATGATAACCAATATACTGAAATAATTCAGAATTGATTTGCATAACATCGCGGGAAAAGAGATTCTTTCCAACTGAGGGAATAAATCCAAAATCTGTAATCTGGGACATCCAATATTCATAAAATTCAGGAGAGGAGCAAAAGAGAATGTCGTCACCGTTAACATAAACATGGTTATACGGTTCAGGCAATCTCATGATCGGGAATCTCTGACATAGGAAGGTCTCAACAGACCAATGGTATGCTGCGTAATTAGCCAAACACAGCAAGGGAAAGGACAGAATCGAACCCATGAGCTGACCATTATCTTGGTCTACGGGTTCGTTCAATTTGAACATTTTCGGTATAGGGCCTTTGTGATCTTTGATATTTTTTGTAACTTTACCAAAGAATCCGTCTGCAACAGGTAGACACTTAGTTCCATAAGAAATCTTGGAACCACATAAAGCATTATAAACAGCTTTTTGAAGTGTTATGTCATGATGAGCAGTAACCGTACTTATTAAAAGTTCGGACACGTCACCATGCATTCTATCCGTCGCTCCGGAATAATCACCAGAGCCAAACCCAAATAAAGGATTTTTGACCGCGACTTGACAAAGGTCGCGACAAACATCCGTTACATCTGGGTCCCCTATGATCTGAAAAGTGGGAAGATTCTTCAAGACACCCCACCATGCCTTCTGAACATCCTTTAAACCGGGGTACTGCCAAGCATCAGCTTTTGTGATGATCCTAACCTTCATTGGCTCCAATATACAATATGGAGACACGTGAGGTTGATCATTGAGAATGAATTCGTTATATAAACACAATTCTTCCCATAGTTCACAAAGAGCTGGTCCTATGCAGTAAACGGGTCGTACCTCGTACTTAACCCGCAAATACCCTGCTAAAACTGGAATTTCAAAAGGACAACTACGTCCTCTGTATAAAGAGTCGTAAAGAAGCTGATAACTACCCTCCCCGTAATTATACTGTAAAGTACTTTTACGAGAGATCTTGGAGTGTTCAGATCGAACATTACCGAGTAAAGGGCCATCATGTTTCTCTATGAGCTTCCTATTAAACCACTCACCAACCCGTCGTACCACATCCAAGCCCGAAGCAGGAGTCTTATTAGGCTCCACCTTAGGGATAGAGAACTCTGATCTAAGAATAGAACAGTGATCTTGTAGAGATTTAAAAACCTTCTCGACCCTTACGGGAAGAAGTCCTTTTTTAAACCCTTGGAAAATGGTATAAACAAGTTGTTGAACCTTCATATTCCTCTTAGAACGATTCCTACCAAGCCAGACGACAAGTCGGCGAGGGAAGAAACGTAACCCTAGATAATGAAGTTGTTTAATTGGGAACGCAACTCTGTAATATATACAGAAGAACAAGTTGGTAGAGTACTTTAATTGATCAATTACTCCCCCGTTCAAACCGAACAGAGCATACCTATAGAGTTCAAAGAGCAACTCCTCATAAGTAAGTTCGATTCCGAAAAGCTGGCAAAGTTCTGCCATCCTCTCAGTGAAGTCTGCCCCCTCGTCGACTGCTACCTTAATCAACTCGGGAGCGCCTATTTTCATCTCTTTAAAAGAAGAGAAATAGGTGCGCAAATCCGAGGCTCTATATTGCTCCCACAAACGCTCAATGCTATATGACGAAAATCCTAAAGAGGATAGTAAGTCAACGCATTGAGTGGGTGGGAGATCGAGAGCGACGGATGGACGTACTTTCCACCACGAAAAGTACAAGTTTACCATCTGGTCCAGGACAGTAGCTACGCGTGATCTCTCTGCACAATCAAACATCGTTATTTAACTGGGCAAAAGGGGCTATATCACAGAAATGTG